TGAGTCCAAAAGAAGTTAATACAGATATGATGGCTAACGCAGCAGATTCTATGTTTACAGCTTTAGCATGGAACGCTGGTGCTGCAACACTGACACCGGTTATTACAAAAGGTTTAGGTAAAGTTGGTAGATTAATGATTGGTGCAAAATCAAAAGATGCAAAAGAATTAGTCAACATTGCTAGAGATAAAGGATTGCCACTACCTATGGTAATGACTGCACAAGAAGGTACAGGTCTACTTGGTGGTTTTGCTGCTAAGTATTTTAAGGTACTTGGTATCATGCCTTTTATTAATGGTATTGGTAAAGAAGCTTTACAAGGAGCAGAACAAGCAGCAGGTAAAAATTATTTAAATAATGATGTTCTTAAATACGGTCCACTTATTAAAACAGGAATGTTATCAGCTACTGTTTGGAAACAAGCAGACGCAGCTTTTAAACAAAATTCTAATTTAATTAATTCCAGTTACAAAGCTTTTGATACTTTAGCGGATACAATTGGTAATCCTAAAGTTATTCCTACGGGTCATGTAAAATTTATGGCTAGAAATTATGTAGATGAACTTTCTATGAAATATCCCGGTTTAAAATCTTATGCACAGGATGCCTTAGGTGACATAGACATGAAAGAAATTGCTAAATTACAGGGTACAGGAGATCCATTAGCTTTATTTTTTAGATACATGAACGGTATTGATGATTTTGTTACTCCTAAACAATACAAAGGAATGATGGAAACATTAAACAGAGCTATTTCTACCACAACTTATGACAATATAAGACCTACTTTATGGTCTATAAGAGAAGCTCTTGAAAATGATCTAAATTCATTTGGTGGAGCTATAACAAAAGAAACATTTTTAAAAGATGACACAGTAAAAGCTGCTTATGAAACATTAAAGAAAACAAATCCTGCTGCAGCAGAAGCAGACATGGCATTAAAAATAAAAGCATCAGAAGGTTTGAGAGATAAATTATACAGTGCAAACGACACCTTCTCTACATTAATGAACTTTTATCAAAATGCCAACGCTACCAAAATATTTAGAGATTATAGTGCAACTACGTTTACTAACAAAGCTTTGGCTGGAATTGGTTCAATGCAAAAGAAAAAATCTCAAAAATTTTTTAATGATTTAGCAAACGATGTATTTACAAGCGGCACTCCAGAAGGAATAACGCAATTTAGGCAATTATTAGGTGCTCAAAAAATAGTATCACAAAAAACGGGACGAGCAATAGGTGTTACTAAAGGTGGTGGAGAAGCATTATATGATGCAGCAAAAGCAAGATGGATGTTTAACTCATTTATAAAAAGTTTTGATTCAGCAGCATCTCGTCCAGGTAGATCGATGATTGATGAAATTACTAATGAGGCTAGTGTTAGAGCAGGTATTAATGGAACTGTTGATGTTATGGAATCTATGGTTCAAAAAGGTGATGTTGTAGATTTTAGTTTAGATAAAGTAAAAGCTGGAACTAATATATTTGATGCAACTAAAATTAGATTTAGCCCAAAAGATACTTCTATGTTTAACATAAATAAATTTATGAGAAATTTAGGTTTAAGTGATATTGTTGATGATGTAGGGCAAGATAAAATGACAGCTATTTTAGGTGGTAAAGCACAATCAAAAGAATTTGAAAAATTTTTAACTTATATGAAAGCAATATCCGATACCCCTATAGCTGATACTTCTACTTTTATGCAAAGAAGATTACAATTAGGTGGACTTAATTCATTTACAGGAGCTTTAGTTCTTGGAGGTTCTGCAGCTGTCAACCCATTTGCACCAGCACTATTTATATTACTTGGAAGACGCGCAGGTCAAATACTTACAGATCCAATAGCTATGCGAGCTTTCAATGATGCACTTAACCCTGATGAACAAATTAGACTATTAATGGGTAAAAAAGTAGGTAATGGTGTACCAGGAGTTTTAGGTATAGGAAGACGATACTTTAAAGGTAGAGATATACAAACAGCAGCTAATGTTTTAAGATCGCCAGGTGTTGTTGGTAGACTTGGTCTAACACAAAAAAGAGAAGCATTTGCAAGACTTGTTAATTATTTAAATGAAAGTGATGCAGATGTTCCAAGAGTAGATCCTAAAACGGTGACACCAGAAGAAATTACTGAAAGAATGGGACAGTTGGATGCGAAAGTTCCAGCACCTATTTATGATGAAAACACTATTCCTAAAAATAATTTTGAAGTAATGTTTGCACAAGATTATTCAGGAACCTCTGGTAACTTACAGACAGATACTAACGCTGTAAGTATGTTATCTACAGCTACACAAAACGAAGCTATGGTTGATGCTGAAGAAGCACCGATTGAAGCTGAAGAAAAAACATCTATTATGGCTGATCTGCAACTTGAAGACCCTATAACTCAACCGCCTGTAGCACCAGTACCACCGGCTACCGGACAAGTAAATCCACAACAGTTCCAAGCTTTGTTTCCCAATGATCCGACAGGAGCTGCAATAGCACAAAGAGGAGTTAAACGTGGCTAAACAATCTGCAGCAGCTAGAATAGATCACCACGAAAAAATTTGTAAGCTAATGCAAAAACAGACCTTTGAAAAGATGGATAAGATGGAAGCACGTATAAATAGAATAGAAAAAATTATTGTAGGCGGTATGTTTGCAATATTTATGGCTGTACTTTCCAATCATTTGTAGTATTAACTACGTATGAAGTTACTTAAAAAGTATCCTTACAAACATTATAATAGATTCTCAGACACAACAGGACGTAAATACTTAGTAGATAATATTAAAGTTCCGAGTGTCACAACCATACTTTCTGCAACCAAGGACAAACGTTTTTTAGATAATTGGAGACGTAAGGTAGGAGACGCAGAAGCTGATAGAATAATGAAACAAGCATCTACTATTGGCACTGAAATGCACCAGGTATTAGAATACCATTTAACAGGTCAAGGTTATTACAATGCTATGGAAGAAGGATCTAAGCCAAGGATGATGGCGAAAACTATTTTAAATAATATTAAAATAGATGAAGTATGGGGTAATGAAATAAGTTTAGAATATGAAAATAAATTTGCAGGTACAGCAGATTTATCTTGTGTTGCTTACGGGAAACCGAGCATCGTAGACTGGAAACAATCTAACAGACCTAAAAAAGAAGAGTGGGTTGAAGATTATAAATATCAACTAGGAGCTTACTACTTAGCACATACTAAAAATTATGGGCCAATTGAACAAGGTGTAATATCAATTTGCACTAGAGATCTCATGTATCAAGAATTTAAATTAAACGAATCTGATTTAAAAGAATATGGAGATAAATTTTTAGAAAGAGTTGAACAATACAATAAACTTATAGCAACCAACTCTTAAGATCTTCTTCTCCTAAAGTTTTAGCAGCAAGCTTACCTTTACTGGTAAGAGACTTCATGATAGCTTCATCTAATGTACCTCTGGCTACAATATCAATATAAACAACAGTACCTTTTTGGCCCATTCTATGAGCACGGTCTTCTGATTGCATTCGGACTTCTAAGTTATAACTGTTGCTAAAATAGATAACAGTATTGCAAGCAGTGAGAGTGAGACCAAAGCCACCGGTAGTAGGATTACCAACTAAAAAACGACATTTGTCATCTGTTTGAATACGATCAACAGCATTTTTTCTATCCTCAACACTAACTTCTCCATAAATACTTACTGTGGATTCTGGGCCATACTTGTCTATTAGAAAGTTTTTAATTTCATGAATGTTATATAAATAATTAGCCCAGATAATAACTTTACCATCAGTTTCATCTAATGTCTCCTCGAGAGCAGAAAGTTTGGATTTATGTAGTTGTAATATTTTTCCATCATCATCTTTGGTAAAACCATTACATACCTGGTGTAGTTTAATAATTTCTGTAAGTTTGTTAGAAAAAGATATTGTACTATCTTCTACAATAGCAAGTGCATGAGTTCGTAGTCTTTCATATATTTTTTTACCCTCACCTTCTAATTCTATATATCTCTTAGATCTAACCTTAGGTTTAAGATCTAAACATTGGTCTTTACGTATTCTGGTAGCAAAACTCTTCATTTTTTCTTCTAGTTCTTCTAATCTTTTGTAATATTTAGGTACACTTACAAACCTTCCAGAACCTACAGGGATATCTGTCATCTCAGCATATCTATTTCTAAAGGCAAGATAACTATTAAAACCTAATAATTCTGGACTTAAGAATGCACATTGTGTAAATAGATCTAATGGAGATTTTGTTATTGGGGATCCTGTTAGTATACGCTTTATATGGGATAATTTTCCTAATCCTAAAATGTTTTTTGTTCTTTTTGCTGATCGGTTTTTTATTGTGGTTGATTCATCCAACGCTACAAAATTTAATTTATTTTTTTTAAGGTAATCAACACACGCTTCAAATCCCCTTCTAGTTGATAAAGCTTCTACGTTAATTAAAAATATTTTAAGATCTGGTGATTCGCTTAACTTATAATAATCTTTAGGTTTATCTAAATTCCATTTATATATTTTATATTTTAATACATCTGGCATATGGGTTTCTATCTCAGATTGCCAATTTGTATAAACAGACTTAGGCGCAATAATTAAAACAGAGTTAATTTTTCTTTGTAAATAAAGATAAGCAATATTATCTATAGTAACTTTTGTTTTACCTGTACCCATTTCCATAAAATATGCCCATGAATTTTTTTCTGCTGATTCGGACAAAGCATTTCTCTGGTGCTCGTACGGCTTGGTCTTATAGGGGTATTTCGACATCTTAAAAGTTTTTATATTTTTTTCTTGCAAAGATCAAATGAATAATTTAAGAGACCTGCAGGAGGAAAAATATGGATATTGAGAAAATGTCAAACATTGACATTAGTCAAGATAGTGTAAAATCTATTTCTGACAAATGCAATTCTTTAAATACGTTACGAAAACAAATAGAAAAAGATGAAGAAAGTCTTTCACTTCTTAAGCATAAAGCTAGAGATATGGAAGAGAGAATAATTCCAGAGATGATGCAGGAAGCAGGTGTATCTTTGTTGAAATTAAGTGATGGTTCTACTGTAGAAGTTAAACCATTCTATGCAGCAAAAATTCCTGAATCACGTGTAGAGGAAGCCTTCAGTTGGTTAAGAGGTAAGGGGTTCGAAGATATAATCAAGAACACCGTAACCGCTTCATTCAATAGAGGTCAAGACAACGAAGTCTCTGAATTAATAAAAGTCTGTGAAGACCATGGATTCAACTATAATAAAAAAGAAAAAGTTGAGCCTATGACTCTTAAGGCTTTTGTTAAAGAGCAAGTCGAGGGTGGTAAAGAACTTCCTTTTGATTTGTTCGGTGTGTACATCGCAAATAAAACGAAAATAACTAACAAATAATAGGTAATAATATGAAAATAAAAGACGGACAATCGGGCCAAGTATCGATTAAAGAAGAGGCTGGTGCAGTTGCTAATATTGATTTAGAGCAATTTGCTGATGCTGGATTTGATAATGTAGATTCAAAGAGTTTAGCATTACCATTTCTAAAAGTTCTGGGACAGTTGTCACCACAAGTAACTCAAGGTGACAGTCAGTTTAACCCTGAAGCAAGACCTGGAATGATCTATAACACCGTAACAGATGAACTTTATGATGGTGCAGGAGGTATAACAGTTATACCTTGCTATTATAAATTAGAATACATTGAGTGGAGAGACAGAGAAAAAGGTGCTGTTGCTCCTGTAAATGTTTATTCTTCTGGTTCGGATATCATGACTAAAACTACCAGAGGTGACGATGGTAAGGATAGGCTTGAGAATGGTAATTACATAGAAGAGACAGCTTCACACTACGTTATGATAGTGCAAGAGGACAAATCTTCTACAGCTATGATTACTATGAAATCTACTCAAAGAAAGAAATCCAAAAAATGGAATTCAATGATGATGTCTTTGAGACAGAAAAGAAAAGATGGTAAGGGTTTCTTTAGACCTGCGCCATTTACTCAACAATACACAATCAAAACTGTTTTAGAAAAGAACAATCTAGGTTCGTGGTACGGTTGGGAAATCGAACACACAGGTACAGTGGGGAGCGAAGACACAATCAAAGCAGCTTTTGAGTTTTACGAATCATGTAAAAAAGGTGCTGTCAGAGTTAACCATGGCAAGGAAGAACAAGTAGAAAAAACTCCATTCTAGTATGGACCTACTTGACAACACCCTGGGAGAGTTTGTAGAACTCTTCCAGGGCTCTTCTACATATTTTGGATGTTCTGCACCTACTGGAAATAAAAACTCTAAGGGCAAATCAGAATTTAAACATTGGGTTGAACCTAAACCGATGACAAAAGATCATTGGGTTCAACACTTAAAAGGAGAAGCTTACTATGGATCAGTTCCCATTCGAGATGATAATACATGCAGTTGGGGGGTCATCGATGTTGATCGTTATAATATACAGCATCAGGACGTTATATCGGTTATACGGAAAAGGAAATACCCACTCGTCCCATTCAGATCAAAATCCAACGGACTCCATTTAATTATTTTTATCAAAGGTGTTGTTGCAGCATCTGCGATGAGAAAAAAATTAATTGAGATCGCTTCAGATTTAGGAATCAACGACACCACTACAGATATATTTCCTGCACAAGATCAAGTTGATTTGACACCTGATAATTGGGATGACAAAAGAAAAGGTAACTTTGTAAACCTACCTTACCAAAACGCAAAACTTCCTACAAGGGTCGCTATGGACGACCAATGTCAGTCAATAAAAATAGAAGATCTATATAAATTTGTATCTAAATTTAGATTAACTCCTGAGTCTTTTAAAAAATTAAAAATATTTCAAGATGATGAGACAAAAGATTATCCTCCTTGTGTAGTTAACTTTATGAAAAATAAAGTACAAAAAGGTGAAGGTCGTAATGATGCTATGTTTAACGTGGCTGTCTTAGCAAAGAAGATTAATCCAGATCCAGTAATGTATGAAGAGTGGACAAGAGATATGATGACTAAGGTTTGTAGTGAAAAACTTCACCCAAAGGAATTACAAAATATATTTAAGGGAGTTGAAAACAAAGAGTACACTTATAAATGTAAAACATCTATTGCAAGAATGCATTGTGTATCTAGCACATGTGTAAAAAGAAAATTAGGTATTGGAGCAAATGAAGCTTTACCAGAAGTTGGAAAACTTATTAAAGTTAACTCTTATCCAGAACCTTATTGGATACTACCCATACAAGGTAAATCTATAAGACTTTCTACAAAACAATTATACCAACAGCAGTTGTTGGGAGAACAGTTATTAAATTATGATATTGTTTGGAGACCATTAAAACCCTCTAAACGAGATCCAGATCCTTACAGAGATTGGCTTGATGAGTTAATACAAAATAAACAAGACATGGAAGGTTTTGATTCTGGTGAGGAAAGACAAGACGTATTTAATTCTAGAATGACTAGGTTCTTAGAAGATGTTGAAGATACTACTGAATTTGATCAGATAGATTCTGGTAACATTTGGAAAGACGAAAGTGAGATGAGATTTAAGTTAGAAACATTTAAATCATTCATGAAAAAAGTAGGGTATAATTGGAATGAAAAAGAATGTACAAGTTTTCTTGAGCAGGGAAAAGCTTTGCCTAAGAAGAAGTTTCAAAACATTAGTAGTAGGCATTGGGTTGTAGCACTACCACAACAAACAGAGCATAAAAATAAAGATGTCAAATTTAATAAAGCAAAAGCTGCGTGGGAAGACAATTAAAATATTTGGACCACCAGGTACAGGTAAAACAGAGAACCTTCTAAAACGTGTAAAACGTTATTTAGAAAAAGGTTACTCTCCCGATGAGATTTGTTACGTATCCTTTACTAACAAAGCTGTAAATGAATGTGTTGCAAGAGTCAGACAAAAGTTTAAAGGTTATGATGAAGATGCTTTTTCATATTTTAGAACACTACATTCTCTGGCCAGACAACAGTTTGCTGAAATTCCCGTATTAGATCCAAAGGCAGACCTGCTGATGTTTCATACACAATATGGCACTGTCAAGGTGGGTTACAAAGATACTTGGGATGATCAAAAAGTATATAATAATTGGTCGCTTCAAATTTATGACAGGGCAAGAAACATGAAAGTAGATCCTGTGTGGTTGTACAAACAACAAACAAGAAAAACAGTTAGGCTACAACAATTTAAATCTATTATTGCAGGGTATCAACAATTTAAAACAATGGAGATGGAGACAGGACAACGAACACCGGACAGATTAGATTTTACTGATATGGTAGAAAAATTTGTTAATGATGGTTTAGTAGTACCTTTTAAAGTTTTAATGGTAGATGAAGCTCAAGATCTCACACCTTTGCAGTGGGACATGGTTGTTAAGATAGCTCAAGCAGTAGAGAGAGTTTATATTGCAGGAGACGATGACCAAGCAATATATGAATGGAATGGTGCGGATGTTAATTTGTTTCAAACATTTCCAGGTAAATCATTAGTGCTTAAAAAAAGTGTAAGACTTAATAAAAATATACATTTTTTTTCTAAATGTTTACTTAACTCTATGGGTGATAATCGTATTAAAAAAGAATTTTACTCTAATGGTAAAGAGGGTTCGGTACATAGGTGGAATGGTTTAAAGAAAGTACCTTGGGGTATGGAAGGTAGTTGGATGGTGTTGGCTAGAATTAATGATGTGAAAAAAGAATTACAACAAGAGGCAAGAAACCTTGGCCTGTACTATCAAGATCAAAAAAATAATAAGTCTTTTGACCCTAATCAATTTGCAGCAATTAATTATTGGGAGAAGATTTGTGAGGGTGGTAGTATTACTAGAGAGGAAGCCACAACAATGTATGAGTTCTTATTAAACATTGACCACGGCTACCGGTCACAGGATAGTAAAAAATGGAGTTTTGCACATCCAAATCAAGTGTTTACATTTGATGAATTACATTTAAGGTGTGGTATGCGTGATGAAAAAGGTCTGTGGAATCAAGTATTTAAAAGAAAATTTAAAGATAAAGATAAACAATATTTTCAAAAACTTATGAGTGAAGGTGTAGATTTATCACAACCTCCTAAAATAATTATAGATACTATACACCAAGTAAAAGGTGGTGAAGCAGATAATGTTGTCCTGGCCAGCAAATGTAACTTTCCATCTCATTACGAAAAAAAGAATTTAGCAGAAAAAGTAAAAGAGCTTAGGGTTTGGTATACAGGTGCCACTAGATCTAAAAGCACATTACATTTGTTAGGCACTTACCATCAATATAATTTTCCATTAGGAAAGTATTATAAACAATATGAGGCTAACTATGTCAGATAAAAGTATGTTCGATGAAGCATTTCCGCAAGACAGACAAATCGGAGGATCCCACTACCAACATTTTGAAATTCAACCTTGGACATTTATAAGAAAGAATGGTTTAAATCCATTTCAAGCAAATGTAATAAAATATGTTTGTAGGTATTTATTCAAAGGAAAACAAATAGAAGATTTAGAAAAAATTAAACATTATTGTGATTTAGAAATAGAACATTTAAAAGATGCCAAAAAGAAGAAATAAACTAGTAATGTGTGAACACTGTGATGAAGTAGTGGCTGTAATTGTACATGAATACAGTTATTACTGTGCAGACTGTGCTTTGTTTGATTTAGCCGTACCTTTTAAAAAAGCAATATCTATTGAAGATGCAAACCTAAGTAGGAAAATACAATGACCCATCAATTAAATTTTATTTACAACGATAGTGATTGGATAGCTCCAGCAGAGTATCCAGATTTATCAAAAGCAACAGAGATTGCAATTGACTTAGAAACTAAGGATCCAAACATAAAAACTAAAGGACCAGGTTGGGCAACGTTTGATGGACACATAGTAGGTTTTGCAGTTGCTGCTCTTGGACAACAATGGTATTTCCCTATTGCTCATGATGCTGGTGGGAATATGGATCTATCGATAACCTGCGCATGGATGCAAGATGTTTTAAAAACAAATGCTACAAAAATATTTCACAATGCAAGTTATGATGTAGGTTGGTTGCTTGTAAATGGATTTGAGATTAGAGGTAAGATAGTTGACACTATGATTGCAGCAGCATTGATCAATGAAAACAGATTTAGTTTTAGTTTAAATGCATGTGCTAAAGATTATTTAGGTGAAATCAAGAATGAGACATTTTTAAATGAAAAAGCCAAAGAATGGGGAATTGACCCAAAAGCTGACATGTGGAAGCTGCCTGCGGGCTACGTAGGCTTCTATGCTGAGCAAGATGCAGGCCTAACCTTACGTTTATGGGATCGGCTTAAAACAGAGGTATCTAAGCAGTCTCTACACGATGTTTGGGAAATGGAGATGGAATTACTGCCTATTTTGATAGATACTAGACGAAGAGGAATAAGAGTTGACGAAGAGAAGGCTTCTCTGCTAAAAAAAGAATTCAAACAAAAAGAGTCTGAGGTTTTATCAAGTATAAAATCTCAGACCACACTTGATGTAGATATCTGGGCTGCTCGATCTGTTGCTCAAGTGTTTGACCGAATAGGTGTTGACTACCCACGTACAGCAAAAACTGATGAACCAAGCTTTACACAAAACTGGTTAGTAAATTGTAATAACCCAATAGCGCAACTAATAAGACAAGCAAGAGAAATAAATAAATTTCATTCAACATTTATAGACTCCATTCAAAGGTATGTTCACAAAGGCAGAATTCACTCTGAGATAAATCAGTTAAGATCTGACCAAGGTGGAACTGTATCTGGACGTTTATCATATTCAAATCCAAACCTACAACAAATTCCTGCAAGGAACAAAGAGTTTGGTGACAAAATTAGAAGCTTGTTTCTACCTGAAGAAGGTAGGCAATGGGGTAGTTTCGACTACTCACAACAGGAGCCTAGGCTTGTTGCTCACTACGCTGCATCGGTCAATGATAACTTTGAAGGTGCAGCGGAGTTTATCGAAGCCTATAAAAATGAATCAGCTGACTTTCATCAAATAGTTGCTGACATGGCGGGAATTACAAGAACTCAGGCCAAAACAATTAATTTAGGATTATTTTATGGAATGGGTAAAGCTAAATTAGGTAAAGAATTAGGTATTACAAAAGATAGAGCTGAAGCTTTGTTAAGACAATATGGTGAAAGAGTACCTTTTGTTAAAAAATTAGCTACAGATGTATCTAGCTCTGCCTCAAAATATGGGTTTATTCGGACGATAGGGGGCCGTAAATGCCGATTTGACATGTGGGAGCCTGCTACCTTCGGAATGAACAAGGCTATGCAATATGAGGAGGCTAAGGCAATTTATGGAAATAACATCAGGAGGGCTTTTACTTACAAAGCCTTAAATAGATTGATCCAAGGATCTGCCGCTGATCAAACAAAACAAGCTATGATTAATTGTTACAAGGCTGGTTATAAACCTTTATTACAAATTCATGACGAACTTTGTTTTTCAATTGATAAAGAATCTGACGTTCAAGGTGTAAAAGACATTATGGAAAATGCTATAGACACATTAAAAGTACCATCAAAAGTTGATATTGCATTAGGAAAATCTTGGGGCGAAGCTAAAGAATAATTTAGAGCGCAGTATCCTTAGGGAAAAATTTAATTTTTTTTAAGCTAGTCTAGCTAGCTATATCTAGAAGACCTAATTTTGCGTCTTCAACACTTTGATCATTAATCTTTTTTCTTAAATCTTTGATCTCTATATCAATCCACTTCATATCTGGAGTAACTCTACCCTGTTCCAACGCTTGCGTTGCCCACTTGGACTCCAACTGAAGCTTCTCCGATATTAACTTTTGTAGGGCCATCTCGGTTTACCTCTTCGAAGGTTAAGAATAAAAAGTTAGGATCCTCAAACCCAGCACCTTCAATCTCTTTTACTTCTCCTGAATCAACCTTCTTTACAAAACATTCAAGAGCGGTCTTATCATCATCAGCGCTAACGATCTCATCAAGATACACATTTTTGTATTTTACTTGGATACGATAGTGCTTCATAAGGTATTATATATCAATTTGTGACATGATTGCAACTATGTAGTCACCTTTGGTTTAGGTTTAGGTATTACTGGTTTTGGGACTTGTATTTGTCTGCACTCAAATTTAACAACAATCTTGTTTTTTTCTACGTATTCCTTATCAAATTGTTCAGTTTCTTCTAATGATTTAAACGTGCCATGAGCTACTCTATAGCCATATTCTACACAATCGTAGTGTGATGTGAACGTAAAACCAGGTATATGATGATTAGGGCAATCATTGGTTATCATACTGCACATGTACATAACTAATATAAATTTTGTCATAATATCCTATATTATCCTAGCTTATTATTTACTTGCATATCCCATTAAAATGTTTATATAAAGATACACAATAATAATAACAAAGAGGAGGCCAAATGGCAACCACAACAAAATGTGATTCACAAGTGTTCAAGGATTGGAGTGAAAAAGTAGATAATATTTTATCACGGCTACCGAAAACTGACGTAAGTGGAGAACCACTAGAGTATCAAGACGATGCTTACCAAGAAGTTATGAAGATGTTGCAGCAGTGTTCAATGAACTTTGAAGACATGCCTATATATCCAATTAACGAAACCATTGCTAATAAACTAATACAAGATCAACAGATGGGGGCCGATGAAAGACCTGATATTTAGTATGATGTTTATTGCATTGTTAACTATTATCCCAGCAAAGATATTATTATTTATTTTTGCATCTGTGGGATATTTAATGTTCTACTAACCAAGGAGGAAAAGATATGAACAAAGCTATAAATAATAAATTTTTTGAAACTACTGATTATAGTAAATTCAAAAAGACTAGAGGTAATAGACCTGTAGACGAAGCACACGTGCAACAACTTAAAAAGTTAATTGCAGAAAAAGATTTGTACGATCCAATTCGTGTAAATAAAAATCTAGAAGTTGTTGATGGCCAACACACGCTGGAGGCCAGAAAACAATTAGATCTAAAGATTCCATATATTATTATGGACTCTGATGATCCATTAGATGTAGCAAGACTTAACACAGGTCGTAAGAACTGGTCTATGGAAAATTATTTAGATCAACACTGTGCGAGAAATAAAATGGACTATCGAATTGTTCGAAACAAAATGCAACAGTACGGAATTAATGTTGCAGAGATGGTAGTGCTTTTGTTAAAACAAACTTCACTGTGGTCAAGAATCAGTAATGATTTTAAAACAGGACGATTTGTAATTCCTGCAGGAGGTATTGAACATACCGATCGTATTGGATCACAATTGATGCAACTTAAAAAATATTTCTATGGTATGGAATCTACAAAGAATAAAAGATTCAAACGTTCCATGGTGGTGTCTTATATTGTTGCTGACAAACATCCTAAGTTTGATCATAGAAGATTTAAAACTGCTTGTAAGAGTAAATCTTCATGGTTTTTGACAGGTACATCTACTGCTGATTACATAGCGATCATTGAACGTATTTATAATGCAGGACTGACTCAAAAAAATAAAATAAATTTAGTTGAGTTTTATAAAACTAAAGAGTATCAAGACAAATAGGAGAAACAATGGACGTAAACAAATGGAAATCAATTGCTGTTGATATCGAATCATACACAATTATTAGGGCAATGGGTGCAAATGGCCTTAGAAACCCAGGCAACATGATTAAAAAAATGGTTAGCGATTCTATAAAAAAGATTGCTAAAAAAGAAGGTGTTGCTGAACCTAAGATGAAAGAGAATTTATTGACTCAAGGAAAGAAACTCTTGAAGTAATAATAAACATCACTGATGTTGGATAAGGGCCGCGAGAGTGGCCCTTTTTTATTTGACTTAGATCAATAAATAGTTATTAATTAAATAGTATTCCTAAGCCTAAATGAAATAAGTGGGGCTTTCAAAACACTTTATTTTCATAGAACAACGAAACTCAAATTTAACTTTAATTTAAGGATTTATTTGTGGGCAAAGCTATTAAGAAAAGTAGTGAAGAAGCATTAAACCATGCGTTGGACAAGCTAGTGATGGTGTGTCCAAATAAGAAGACGTATGATGAGTTAACAAGTTTAATGTTTCAGTTGTATTGTGGAAATGACTTTGGTTTAGGAAATTTCAGTCTTTCTTTTCTCGACAAAATCGAGGATAGATGGCGATCAGGACGTAAATCGGTAGCGAAAGCTAAAGGTTTAACTCTGGTTGTTAAAAATGCTTAACCACGGTGTAATTTTTCCATATCGATATCTTTTCCCGCATCGTGGTTATGCAAATGAGTACCAAAAAAGCTAGGGGATTACTTAAAGATTCAATCATATTATTGGACCTGATGACAGGTGAGGATAGAATGAACTACCTTGAGCGCATGTGGAATTTGTATTTCAGAGTGTACGAGAAGAAATCTATTAGAGTTACAAGAAATAAAAAATCTAAAACTTTTTTAATGGATAAGAAGAAAGCCTATGACTTGTGCTCCCAGCTTACTCAAATTTTTGGGCATTAAATTGAGTTTAGAGATTGTAAAACCTAAAGCTTTTGCAGAACAGCGATTGTTTCAGGCAATACTTGTCCAGGCGTTGGAGGACGCTGTAAATCCATCTGGTTTTAAGAAAGAGACATATTACAAGCATGATTCTCATAAGTGGTTTGTTAGTAATAGTATAGAATTTCAAGACATATGTTGGGGTGCTGACATGGATCCTGAGTTTGTACGTGGTGAGTATATGAAAATGGTAGATAGTGGAAAAATTTTTTTTACAAAATTACAGGTATCCTGGATTAAGTATCGAGATTTATATAAAAGGTATCGGGAGTGTAATACTAAGGAGGAAAGAAGAATTATTAAGAAATTGATATTGAAAGAGAATTTAAAAAGATTAGAGGACTAGTCATGGGGGTCGAATGTGTTTGACTCCTGGAGGAAAACATAGGGAGCAATTCCTCGAAAAACCTCCAGAAGTAATTAACCAATTGTGAATGAACACAGCTGAACTGTATCAGAATAACGGATACCGGACAATGGAAATATTTACTATATAGATTATCTAGACCCCTGAGCAATAAAAAGTACCCCCGGGGGTAAAAGAGGTGTCCCTGCTGTCCCTGTAGACTATTATTCAATTATACCAACACTTCTAATCAATTTAGTACTGTCCCTGTGGTGTCCCTGTGGTGTCCCTAAGGGACACCACTCTTGCGGGAACGCTATCGAAACTTTTTGGGGCTATTACTTTACGATGAAATAATCTATATAATAGAAATATGCGAAAACAATTATTTATGTTAGCTAAGGATAGAGTTAAAAAACTATTCCCTGGAAATAAGGAAAAACAAAAACTATATACTGATGAGTATGATAGTGCAAAAATACATATGTCTCATACATCTGCTGATAGTTATGCAAGAGGTGAAGTGAGAAGAATATTTACACCAAAAAAACCTAAAGGTAGAAAGTAATGCCTGGTGGACTTAAAAAGAAATCATTAAGAACTGAATTAGATTTAACTCCAAAACAAAAAATGTTTGTTGAAATCTATGTTGCTGATTGGGGTAGCATAACACAAGCTGAAGCTCTTAAACGTGCAGGCTATGTTTGTACTAATGAAAAAGATTATGGATCTGTTGCATCTAGAATGTTATCTAGAAAACACAGTCCTCATATAGCAAACTACTTTGATAAGTTGTTTGAAAGAGAAGTAAAAAAATACACAAGTGACAACCTTAGAAGATATAAAAGGTTAGAAAGAATTGCTGACAAAGCAGAGAAAGAAAAACAATTCGCTGCTGCTATTAACGCTGAGTATAGATCTGGTCAATTGGCCGGTGCTTATGTTGATCGTAAAGAAGTAACTGTTAGTGGTTTGGAGGGTATGTCACGTGAGCAACTTGAAAAAAAGCTCGAGGAACTATCAAACAAGATCGATGGATTCAATGCCAAAACGATCGAAGTTGAGTCCGAAGACGTTACAGCAATTGAAGAGGGCTAGTTGGTCTGAGTGGTTAGATGTTTTTAACCAAGTACATAACTCTACAATAACTACTTCAGTTGGTAAAATTAAGGTAAAGATTGATGATTAAAAAAAAGAGACAACAATCTAAAATATTAAACTTTGATTTTAAAAATCTCGGTAATGTAATTGATGATTATCCATTTGTTGAGATAGAGTGGTTGGACATCGAAGGTGATGCTGGTTGGAGCAGCACAAAAGATTTAAGCAAAGAACAATTACCTGTATGTGTATCAAAGGGTTACTTACTTAGTCAAAAGAATGGGATTACGAGGATATTTAGTGATTACATTAAGTCTAAGGATAAACCAACGTTTGACAATATTGGTGCAACAACTATTATTCCAACAGCAGTAATTAAATCAATTAGGAAAATAAAATTATAATTAACTTACTTAATCATGTCTAATAAAAATGGGGAAACTAGGCTATGGCAAAAGGTAAAAAAAGGACTGACTGATTGCTTTCTAACTCGCGTAGAATCTAGCACAATCAATGGTATTCCTGACATTCATGCTGTAATGAGTAATGAAGTTTTTTGGATGGAATTAAAATCAGATTCGTTAAGTTATCCGAAGCTAAATAAGTGGCAGATTGTTTGGATCAACAAGTATATCATGGCTGGTGGTAAAGTTATTATCTTGGGTGAGACCCCTTTGAAGAGAACCCTTAAACTGTACAGACCGGTGTCCGTTTTCACTGATGCTCGTTCCCTCGTCCCGTTTGCCTCGTTCTCGTTCCCGTTACAATGGCCACTGGTCCAGCGCAGGATGCTAACGGAGCTGGGATCTCCTTCAGAGGCAGCGTAGCTCTCGTTCTCGTGCCCTGGCCACTGATCTTTTCCCTCTTTGTTTGATCAGTGGCCTGGGGACCAGCAGCAGGTGAAGCTCTCGTTTCTCGTTCTCGTTTACTGGATAAATCTCGTTCTCGTTTACTGGCCACTGGTGAGCCCCCGCAGCGTCAGCTTCAGGGGGGTGAAGACTGGGATCAGGAGAACTTTGTGGTTGACAGGTATCCCATGATGTCGTATGGTCAGACAAACAAAGGAGAATATATGGCAATAGATTTCGATGCACTGGATCTCGTTCGAGGCGAGAACAAATCTCGTTCTTACAACACTAAGTTAGATGGGCTCCAGCAGCAGGTGACTGAGCTCACCACGCTGGTAGCTCAGATGGTAAAAGAACTTCCTATGGAAAAGAAATGGTCGTTTGAAGAAAGATTAAAAAAAATCAAAGAAAGGCCTTGACAGGTATCCCATCGTGTCTTATATGTAGTTCGTTAACCAAAGGAGAACTACATGATAAGTAAAAAACTAATACAGCAGATGAACAATTATTATGATCAAGAGTATATCAAAGATGGATCTAAGCCCAAAGAAGATAAACCTGAAGAAGGCAAAGTATACGCACTGACCGGTGGCTCGGGCACGCGCTGCATTGCCAACGGAAATACATGGAAAGAGTCAGAGGTGAAGGATGACTGATGAACTGAAGGAGTGGTACCTAATGCCAAGCATCAAGGAATGCCTCGCTGAGTATCAGAAGCAGGATATAGGATTAATTGCAGACATTGCTAAGCACGGCTGCTCAGGAGGTGTCGCTGGTATTACGTATTACTCAGAAACAATTGCGTTTCATGATCACCATCAGGAGGAGATCTGGCAGCTGGTCCAGGATCACGCGGATGCAGCTGGCCTGAAGAAGGGTGAGTTTCTACAACACATATCCGAAGACCCAACCTCGCTTACTGGACTAGTTAATGATCTCGTTTGGTGGACGGTTAAAGTTCGGGCCCAGGAGCTGCATGAACTGGTACCTGCAGCTGGAGCTTCCATATGAGTTTCGTTGTCGTTTGGCTGTGCCTTTTGTTTATGTTTCCTGGTATCACATTAGCTGGCACTGGGATCCTGATGCTCTCGCTCGTTGGTATTCTTTGATGCACCACATGTCGTCTCGTTTAGAAAGGTGAGCCCCCTGCGCAGAAGCTACCGATGGAGTGAAGGACTGGCGCTGGAAACTCTGGTGGTAAAGCTCGGTCTCGTTTGAAGTAATGGATAATGTGGTACATAGACTACTATGGAGTTTGGCACCCAGCAGGAGAAACTGCTGTGGTATGAAGAATGGTAAGGTTGCTAGTTTAGAATAATTCTAAAAGATAATTGTTGCATTAGTATATAAGATACGATAAGACATTAGAATTAATCAACAAAGGAGAAAAGTTATGGGATTAGATCAACACGCACACCTTCGAGGTCAAAAGGTAGATTGGGAACAATACTATTCTGATGATGATTACGGAGATAAAGCAAATGTTTTTGTGTGGAGAAAACACGCAAGACTTCAACAGTTCATGGCAAAGAAGTGGGACGAACAAAACTCACACCATAAACATGAGGGAATGCTCTCAAGTTTAGGTTTTAATTCTGATTGTGATGCCCCTGTATATATAACTCAAGAGGTGGCTAAAGAGTTAGCCGAACAAATACAAGAGGGCTTTAAGGATTACAAAGCAGAAGATGGATTTTTCTGGGGGCAACAGTTCCAAGAGGAAAGCGTCAAGGAGTACAAGGAACAAGATATCAAGTTCCTTAAATTCTGTGAGCAATCTATCAACGAGAGTAAGGTCGTTGAATATTGGTGTAGTTGGTAATGGCTACTGATAAAATTAACGAGGCGACAGATGTCGCCTCGTCTCGTTCTCGTGGTGGAAATAAGAAAGATAATAAAACTAAACAACAGCTGGGGACGGCACGGGAAAAACTTTTCACCGAAAAAATAAAAAGACTATTTAATCTATTAGAGGATAATAATGCTAATACTACTATTGCTAGACCTAATAAACTTAATTAAAAAAAAGTTAAATTAACTATTGAATAAGATTTAATAAGATGTATTAATTAGAGGTATTTATAAAAATACATAACTTAACAAAGAGGTAAAAATGCAAAGAGCAAAAAAGCTAAAGCAAGACGAAAAAAAAATAGTCCTAGCTTATGCAACACTAAAGCTAAAAGCAAATAGACTTAACAAAGAGTTAGACAGTATGAAAGAGCATGTTGTTAATCTATTTGATAGAACAAACCAAAATTTAATTATTGTTCAAGACGAGCATGGAAATAATTTTGGATTGCAAAAGATTAACAGAAAGAGAAAATCTTTTGATAAAGATAAATTTAAATTAAGTCATTTAGATTTATGGAATGCACATCAAAAAGAAATTGCTTATTGTGAGTATAAAGCAATAGGTGGTATTAATGGATTGCAAGAACCTAGCGAGGTATCAAATGCCCAATAATGATTTGATCAACATAGCTAATGTATTGAGTGAGAAGTTAAACTCTAATGCACCTACTTCACTTGCTGACATGGTGGTGGACAATGGACAAAAGAAACAACTCAACTATGAGATCATGTTTCAGTTGTTAATGGGCGAGTGTGAAAAGCACATACTTGAGAACGTTGGCAATCCAATCGTTGATGAATTCAAGGACAACATACTTAAAAAGTTCAGCACCCTTGTTCAAGCAATACATAACACAGAATAATTAAACACTAACCAATGGCGAGGCTATGCACCTCGCCATTGGTGTATCTATCACACACCTATAGCAAGGCTCATAATCAATCTCATAATCGTTTTTAAAATTGCAGGTATCAGGGTTCGCGTTGCCAGGCTAGGTTTTTTGAGGCGAAAGGGTTTACAAAGTAGGATATACAAATATACTAGGGTCCCAAACGAGATGAAAATAGAAAACTTAACTGAAGATGAATTAAAAGATATTATTCTGAAAAAACAGTTAGAGTGGATCAAGCTCTGCCAGGATAATTTTTTAATTTTTGCAGAGTCTGTGTGGCAAGACTTTATCTATCGTAAAACAAAGGACCCAAAGAAGTATGGGCACCATCAAATTATTGCTGAATCGTTTCAAGATATTGCAGATGGTGATGCAAAGAGGCTCATAATCAACATGCCACCACGTCATACTAAATCTGAATTCGCATCTTATTTATTCCCTGCTTGGTATATTGGTAAGTATCCAAAGAAAAAAATTATGCAGGTATCACACAATGCTGAACTTGCTTCAAGGTTTGGTAGCAAAGTTCGTAACTTAATGAACACCAAGGAGTATAAAGAAATCTTCGGAAGTGTTACACTTCGAGAAGACAGTAAAGCAAAAGGCAGGTGGGAAACCAATCACGGTGGTGAATACTTTGCAGCGGGTGTAGGCGGATCTATCACAGGTCGAGGGGCCGATTTGCTTATTATTGACGATCCACATACGGAACAAGATTCCTTGTCCGATACAGCGATGGAACGTGCTTACGAATGGTACAGTTCAGGACCCAGACAGCGTTTACAACCAGGAGGAAGAATCTTAGTTGTTATGACTCGTTGGGCTACTGATGATCTTACAGGAAGGTTGGTCAAAGCACAGAGTGGTACTAAAGCAGACCAATGGGATGTAATTTCTTTTCCTGCAATCATGCCAGATGATAAACCCGTATGGCCTGAGTATTGGGGTAAAGAAGATTTAGATTCTGTTAAAGCCTCAATCTCAATGAAAAATTGGAATGCACAATATATGCAGGACCCAACCTCAGAAGAGGGTGCAATTATAAAAAGGGAATGGTGGCAGGATTACGATAAAGAAAATTTACCAAAGTTACTTCATGTCATACAAAGTTATGATACTGCATTTTCTAAAAAAGAAACTGCAGATTACTCAGCTATTACCACCTGGGGGGTATTTGAACCTATAGAAGGTTACGAAAAAGCAATTATATTATTAGATGCACAAAAGGGACGTTATGATTTTCCAGATTTAAAAAATGTTGCACTAGAGCAATATCATTACTGGGAACCGGAAACTGTAATCATTGAAGCAAAAGCTAGTGGTACACCATTAATTCACGAACTTCGTAGAGCAGGAATTCCTGTAATTGATTATGTTCCAGCTAGAGGACGAGATAAGCATACTAGAATAAATAGCTGTGCACCTGTATTTGAATCTGGTATGGTGTGGGCACCTTTAGAGGAACACTGGGCACAGGAAGTAATTGAGGAATGTGCAGCGTTTCCTAATGGTCAGTATGATGACTATGTTGATTCTATGACCCAAGCTGTGTTAAGATATCGACAAGGTGGATTTGTTTCTACGTACTCGGACGATTGGGACGACCCACCAATGAAATTAGAAAAAGATTATAAATATTATTAGGAGAATTTTATGGGAAGAACTACAAAAAGAATTGGTCTAACTCAAAGAGGATCTGATGAAGGTGGTTCAACTTCAAGAACTTCTACTCAAATTGAAAATTATCATAGAAACAAAAGAACTTTTCAATACAAAAAAAATGATAGAGGAAAGATAATTAAAATTCCAATGCTTACAGGTGGCCAAGCAAAAATTGCAGCCAAAGCTCCACCACCAAATAAAATTGATGCAAAAGATTTCGCTGTGCTAAGAGCAGAAAAAGCAAAAGGCAGAGGCATGGGTTTACAAGATGAAAAAGTTAAACCAGGTAAAGTTATGAAAGCAAACTTAGGTTTAATGTTTATGAAAAAAGCAAAAGACAAAGGTGCTAAAGGTGCTGAGTTTTTATCTCCACTTGCAATGCTAAAAAGAATTTCTGGTAAAAAAATGGGTGGTGTTGCTAAATACAGAGTCGGTAAATCTATTAAAGTTAAAGACGATTCATCTTTTAGTAAAAAAATGGAACTTCAAGACAAAGGTGTTATCAATAAAAAAACTGGTGCTGGAAGAGAAAAAATTACAAAAGCATTAAAAGCAACTAGAGTTGGTAAAATGTTATTACCTGTCGCTGTAGCGGGAGTCGCTGCACAACAATATTTAAAATCTAAAATGAAAAAGAAAGATGAGCCTAAGAAAAAAATGGGTGGTGGCATGATGAAGAAATATTCTTCTGGTGGAGAATCTTCATATACAAAAGGATATGAAGGAAGAAAAACTGGAAAAGGTGTAAGAGAAAGTTTAAAAGATAAAGTTACTCCTA